CTTTTGTTCTATCACTCATAACTTTAATCAAGGCTTCATCACTAAAGTTTGTAAATCCTTCTACTGCTTTTGTTAATCCTGATATTTCTGATTTATCTAACGCCTCTATACCTTGATTTTTTACTTGTTCAGAGGCCTCTGATGTGGCGATTTGTGTCATGCCAATTGTTGATTGTTTACCTAAATTTATACCCATTTTTTCTAATAAACTTTCTTCTTCATTAGCAGCTATTAATCCCATTTCATATTTTAGTTTATCTGCAAATACTTCAGCACTTTTTAAAGTTCTTTCTTGATATTCTTCTACTTTTCCCTTCAAATATTGTACACCAACTAAAGTAGCAGCTCCTACACCAACACCTATTAATACAGGTAATGAAACCAAAGCCGCACCTACGGTAGCAAAACTACCACCAGCGGCTACAAATGCTGTACCAATCATTTTAGAGGCAAATACACCAGCAGCTCCAGCAGCCAGAGCAGTTTCGCCAAATACTTTTTCGGGGTCTTTAATTTGGCTTGCGTCTATTTTACCTGCAACAAATTTATATGCCTCTATAACAGAATCTTTTGTATATCCACCAATAGCACCAACAATAACACCCATTGGTCCTGCAATTGTACCTAAACCAATCGCACCAATTAAGGCGTCTGACATTTTATCTTTTTCAGTTTGTTCTAACTCTAAATCAAGAGCACCAGGTCCTGTTATGAAATCTACAAATGGTTTTGCTACAGCACTTGCGATAGCGGCGTATATACCACCTTTTATCAATTTTGGTCCTAGTTTTTTAGCAAATGCCTTTGCACCACCAGCAGCCGCTAAAGATGTTGCTAAACCTAATGTTAAAATATCAGCAAGGTCTAAACCACCAAAAAAGCTTTTTAATTTATTTTCACTAGGTGGTGTTACTTCAGGCTCTGGTATATTTTCGTCAGCATCCACACCCAATCTTTCTTTTTCTAATTCTCTTGATTGCTCTCTTAATCGTCTTTCTTTTTCTCTTTCAATTTCAACCTGCGTTTCTAAAAAACCACATATTGCATTTAACTTTTCAAGAGATTGTTGTTGAACCTCTTTCATACCTGTTAATACAGCAGTTGTAATTGATTGAGAACCAGTTTGTAGTAACACACCTGCTCTTTCAGGTGGTGCTAATTGGTTTTGCACCAAAGCCATTGATTGGCCTACTCTAGTTTGGAGCATTGTAGCTGCTCCTAATGCCGGTGTAATTTCCATTTTATTTTATATACTTCTTCATTGTTAAGTAAATGCCATAACAGACAAACAAATAAATGGTTGCAATTCCCACATCAACCAAATGTTCTCTCATATGGTATATAAATTCTATACCTGCCTGAACATCACCTTGAGTCGAATTAAATGTTTGTTCAATATTTACAGGTTCACCACCTGCTGGGTTTAAATCTTTCTCTACTATGATTGTTTTTTCTGCCATTTCTCTCTACTTTATTTTTGAATTTTTGATGATTTACCATTGACATATAGACCAAACCAGGCAGCGCCAGCACCAACAACAACACTCACAAAACCTGCTTGAGCGTTATTTGGTTCAGGTAATGCCATGAACCAAGTCATAGTTTCATAAAAAACTAGACCATATAGCACCATCATAAGTCTTGGTACGGTTCTCCAGTTTGATAAGAATTGTGGTAGTTCTTCTTTTAAAAACCACCAAACCCATTTAACTTTGTCAACAATAGATTTTTTAGCCTCTTCTATCATTTTCTCATAGACCTTTCTCTTCTTCGTTCATTCTCTTCTTTGAGATATTGAACAAGTTGATTTATGTATATCTCCCTCTCCCAAGGTAGCATATTCTCTAATTCTGTTAAAGAATATTTATGATGATGTATAAGCGCAAATTGTGTCTTATAAAAATTTTCTAAGCTGTCGTGAGAGAGGGTAATACGAAAAAATCCTGTGCCCCTTTCAACACTATCTTACTCTTCACCTTTGTTTTAGGGTTTTCAATTTCCACCTCATGTTTTAATTGAGGCATAGTATTGAAAAACCTATTGATTTTGTCAAAAGTTTTCTTGTCTAAATCTCCTATAAATTTATGCAAATCTTCTTTTGAATAATCAGACGCACTATGTACCGTTTCACCATCAAATATTTCGTGAATACAATTACCAATCATATCAAATATTTTTTGTGTGCCTTGGCCTTGTAAATTTAAACTAGGGTCAGCTGAATCAATAGTAGGATATTTCATAATAATACCTAATTTTCTATTTTCATCAATCATAATTTTGTTAGTATGATTGTCGTCAACTTCTACCTCAACTTTTGTAAGGTCAATTTGTGCTTCACCGTAAGTTTTTTTGTCGTCTGGACATAGCAATCTTACCTTAGCTATTTCACCTATTGACTTAGCACGAATATTTAAAAAAATATACTCTAAATCGAATGTAGGTATTTTGCCACCATCAATTTGACCGAATGTACAAGCATGGACAATTTCCTTAATTGCTCGATTTATTCCTTTGTCATCATTATTTTCAAGTGCTTGTAATAAAACCTTTTCCTCTTTTACAAGAAATGGCCTATACTTGACTTGAACATTTGCTGATGGCAATGTCAATTCATGTGTTTGGACTTCAATTGTTGGCAATGACATTATATACTCCTTTATTAATTATTAAAAAGGTGGAAATACTCTTCCACCTGTAACTCTGCCAATTGGTAGATTTCTCTTAGCTGCTCCTAATACATCTCTACCAGCTCTTTGTAATTCTGGTGGTAATTTAGATAATATACCACCAAATAATCCTGATTGTGGTGCCTGTTTAATCGGAGGCACTTCACCTTGTGTTTTACCTATAGTCGCTTTACTTATACCATCTGATAATAAGTTTTCCCACTTTCTATATTTAAAAGCAATAGGCACTTGAACAGGTGTGTCTGTTGAACCATAATCATATTCTAAACTACCTATTGTTTCAGGATAACACTCATATAATCTAACTGCATATGTAATTCTATCTCTGTCTTCAGCTGCTGAAAATGAACCTAATTGGTAAATATCTATTGTACCAATATATGTATCATAGTAATTCATGTGGTGAGAGTTCTCATCAAAAATCATACTTTGCCATTTTTCAAAAAAATCTCTTTGTCTTAAAAATTTATCACCATAAAAAGTACAACTAATCTGACCATTAAAACTATATGCATAAGGTATTTCTCGTCTAGGTCCATAATGTAATACGGTTTTTGTATTTATATCTCTTGCTGGCATTGTAACTTTATTACACATCATCTCAACATTATATTTCATTTCATTATCAGTAATAAAATCATATGTTCTTTGTGGTGGTGGACCACCAGTTTGTTGTGTAAAACCAAAGTTGCCTAATTTTGCACTTTCTGGTAAACCAAATCTTACTTTAAATCTTGTAGGTCTAGCAAGGCCTTCACCTTGATTTAACTGACCTTGAAATCTGCCTATTGTAGTTTCAGGATTACCACCAAATTTGCCGTTTGTAGTGCCTTCTTTTATAGTCTTCTTAATAGCGTCTGGCGATAATGACCTATCTCTAGGAACACCAATACGAATATCTTGTCCAAAAATTCTAGTTCCGCCTCTTAAAATAGCCATTAGATAACCTTTCTTGCCTGTGCAAATACTGAACCGAGAGTTGCACCACTAAATCTCGCTACAGGTAAATAACATGCCAACGCCATCTCATCTACATCTATTCTTAAAAAACTTGACCTAACCTGTCTGTATAGGTATTTTTTAATCGTTGGTTTAAGGTATTTATTACCTTTTAATGAGCTATAATCGGCTTGAATTCTAGTTGATTTATCAAATTTATCATTACTTACATATTTTTGTATATCTTGTAATAACTTAAATCTTGCACCATATGGTAAATAGTGAAAATTTAAACCTAAAAATCCACCTCTAATTGGTTCTAATGGTAATACTAGTGGAAATGTATCGTAATATGGCAACTTTGCTTTTGTTTTAGGGTCGTATATAAACATACTCATACGACCAGCACTAGGTCTACCTAGTAACTTGCCATCTTTCATCAATTGTGCTGGTGATGACTTATCAGTAATTAAAGATACTGCGTTCCTGTACCAGTTAGCAGTTTTTAATTTGTTACCTTGTAAGTCTTTTAGTGGATTAAATATATCTACAGCCATACCACTATTTATAAGAAAACCCTTAGCGATTTCTCGCTAAGGGCTAAATGCTGAGTAAAGAGAGAGAAAGGATTAATCTTCGTCTGCTAATTTACTAAAGTATGACAATGTATCATCATCATCACTAGCAGGCGCCGATTCATTTACTTCAGGCATTTGTACGGAAGTTGTAGATTCCTGTGGTGGGAGGTCAACATTATCTACGGTCTCCGTAATTCGTGAACCAGTAAGTACCCTATTCAGTTTCTCTTTGAGTTCGTCATAGGTCTTAAAGTTACTAGGGTCCACAAATGCTTTAAGAGGGTATTGTTTTTCCCATATCGCTTTGATTTGGTCATCTGACTCTTTAATCTGCGATACACCCTCAAATTCAGATTTGTCATAGTTCCAATAACCATCTACTTTTCTGATTTTTAGTTTAAAGTTTGCACCTTTCCAAAAATCAAATGGGTTAATTGGCTTCTCATCATCAAATGCTGGTTGCATTGCCTCTGTAATCTTATCAAAGATTTTTTTACCAAACTTAAACAAGAAAACTTTACCTTCGTTTTCTGGATGTTTAGGGTCTGATACTACGAGGATATTAGAATAGTATGATAATTTTCTTTTTCTCTTTCGAGCAATTTCTTTATCACTATCAACACCAGTATTCCATAATCTAGTATTCTCTTCCGACACCGGGTCTTTTTGATTTAGTGTAGTTAGAGAGTTTTCAATATACCAACCACCTTTGTCTTGAAATGCGTGTGA